AAGGAAAAGTTTTATTTGATTTATATGATTTTCAAGAAAAAACATTAAACAGTATAATTGATAAAGATCGAACAGTAATATTAAAAGGCCGCCAATTAGGTTTATCTACATTAATAGCAGCGTATGCCTTATGGTTAATATTATTTCACTGGGATAAAAGGGTATTAGTAATAGCAACTAAAGAGTCGGTAGCTAAAAAATTAGTTGCTAAAGTTGAATATATGTATAATGAACTTCCAAAGTGATTACAAACTCCATTAAAGGAAAAATCGCAAAAGAAAAAAATGGTATTTGTTAATAGATCTGAAATAAATGCAGAGGCTGCTACTAAAGATGCTGGCCGCGGAGATGCCATTAGTTTATTGATCATTGACGAGATGGCATTTATACCTAATAATTTAATGGAAGAGATTTGAAAATCCTCTACTAAAACGTTAGCAACGGGTGGTCAAGGTATATATATTTCAACACCTAATGGTAAAGGTAATAGATTTTATAAAATTTATACTGAAGCAGAACAAGGTATAAATGGATTTCATTATGTTAAATTGCCATGATACGTACATCCCGACAGAGATCAGGCTTGAAGAGACAATGAAGATATTGAATTGGGTATAGACGGCGCTGCTCAGGAAAATGACTGTTCATTTTTATCATCGGGTAGAAGTGTTATCCATTATAAAAAATTGGGTGAATACAAGAATCAATGTATAGATCCAATAGAAAAACGATATGCAGATCAATTGTGGATATGAAAATTACCAGAAGAAGGAAAATCGTATGTAGTTTCCGCTGACGTTGCTAGAGGCGATGGTAGTGACTATAGCGCATTTCATGTTTTAGATGCTTTGAATTTAGAACAAGTTGCAGAATTTAAAGGTAAGGCTACTACAAACTATTATGCAAATATATTATATTCTATTGCATCTGAATATAATGACGCTTTATTGGTTGTAGAAAATGCCTCTCAAGGTTGAGCGGTTTTAGATCACTTAATAAATAAGAAATATAGAAATTTATATTATTCAATAAAGGGTGAGTTGGTATTATCTTTAAATTTGGCTGAACTGATGAATAGAACACTAGATAGCAAATATGAGCCTGTGCCCGGGTGAACGACTTCTAGAAAAACCCGCCCAGTTATATTAGAGAATTTAAAGAAATTAGTCGTAAAAGACGAGATTAAAATTAATTCCATACGAACCGTTAATGAACTTGATACCTTTGTATGAACCAAAAGTGGTAAACAAGAAGCAGATATCGGTTATAATGATGACTTAGTAATGTCATTAGCTATAGGATTATGAGTACGGGAAATTGCACTAAAATTAAAAATAGAAGGAACCAATTTAACTAAGGCGATATTAAATAATACGACTACTACTATAAATTCGGGTATATATACTAGATATGGGGCCGAAAATCCGTATGTCAAAAATATAAAGGGCCAACATCTAGACTTAAGAGAATGACTTAAATAGGGGATACAATGGAAGAAAAAAATTCGTTTTTTAATAAACTAAAGAGATTATTTTCAGGTGAAGTTATAGTTAGGCACGTTGGTAAAAAACAACTAAAGGTAATTGACACTGGAACTAAACAATTTGCTCATAGTGTAGATAGATTTAATCGGCTTAGAAAAAGAGATACTATAAATCTCGGCGCGGTAAATCAATATTCATATAGCGATACTAGAATAGAACTATTTCGTGATTATGAGTGCCTGGCAGGTGAAACAAAAATTCCATTGCCAGATGGAACTTCTAAAACATTAGAAGAATTATCTAAATTATATCCTAATAAAGAAGATAAGTTTTATGTATTTTCATATGATTATTTGACGGATTCCATTAAATTAGGTGAGGCTCATTCTGTAAGAAAAACAAAAACAGATATGACGTATAAAATAAAATTTGACAACGGCCGAGAATTAATTGCAACCGCAAATCATCCATTTTTAATGAGGACCGGAAAATATAAACGGGTAGATGAATTAGAAGTCGGTGAATCCGTGATGCCCGGATATATGAAAGACATTCGCGATTTTAGTACCAGCATTCAACATAGTATAAATCGTATAATAGTTTCTATAGAAAAGTATCAGGTATTAGACGTGTATGATATGACGGTCGAAGAGTATCATAATTTTTCTACTGAAATTTGTTTTGTTCATAATTCTATGGATAGAGATCCGATAATATCATCTGCATTAGATCTATATGCGGAAGAATCAACTACTAAAAATGAATATGGGGATGTATTAAATATAATTACCGATAATCAAGATATAAAGGAAATTTTAGAAAATTTATATTATGATATATTAAATATAGAATTTACATTGCCTTCGTGAGTCAGAAATTTAGTTAAATATGGAGATTTTTTCCTATATTTAGATATACACGACGAATACGGCGTTACAAATATTATACCAATATCAGTATATGATATTAAACGACTAGAAGGTGATAATCCTAATGATCCGTATGAATTAAAATTTATTATAGGCGAACAAGTTAGGGAACCAGCTGAAAATTTCCAAGTTGCACATTTTAGATTATTATCGGATGCTAACTTTTTACCATACGGCAGAAGCGCAATTGAAGGGGCTAGAAAGGTATGAAAAAAATTGCATTTAATGGAAGATGCTATGTTGATACATCGTATTACACGCGCTCCTGAGCGTAGAATATATAAAATAGACGTAGGTAATTTACCGCCAAATGAAGTGGATAATTATATGAATAATATAATTCAATCGACAAAAAAAATACCGTTTATGGATCCTACTACAGGAGATTATAATTTAAAATTTAATCTAATGAACGTCATGGAAGATTATTTTATTCCAACTAGAGGTGGAACAGCAGGTACAGATATAGACATTGCTCCCGCTTTAAATTATGATGCAATTGAGGATATAGAGTATTTAAGAAATAAAATGATGGCCGCACTAAGAATACCGAAGGCCTTTTTAGGATATGAAGAGGGCATTGGAGCAAAGTGTCTTCACCCAAATACAAAAATATCATTATTAGATGGAACCGTAAAAACTATAAAGGAAATTTCTGAGTTATTTGAACAGGACAGTAATATCGATTTATGAACTTATACATTTGATTTTAAATCTAATTCTGTAGTTCCATCAAAAATAAAATTAGCAGAGCAAACAAGAAAAAATGCTCAACTCGTTAGAGTTCATATTGATAATGACACATATATAGACTGTACTCCGGATCATAAGTTTATATTAAAGGGCGGTAAGGAAGTTCAAGCTAAGGATTTAAATCCAAACGATAGTTTACAAATTATAAATAAACGAAATAAGGGTTTAGTTCAAGCACACAATAAATATGAACAAATATATCAACCAAGCTTAAAAAATTGACAATGAACTCATAAAATGGTAGATGAATATATAAATGGAAAAATATATAAAAATGGTTGAAATGGTAAAAAATTTAATAGAGAATCTTTAATTGTTGTTCATCATGACGATTTTGATAGATTAAATAATAGTCCATCTAACCTAAAGAGAATGGAATTATCCGAACATAGAAAAATTCACAGTGAACATTGCGATAAAATTCCTGGCTGGAATTTTAATAAGAAATGACAATGGCTTTTAAATAAATTATCTAAAAACAGAAAAAGAAGTTCTAAAAGACAAAAAGACAGAATGGAAAAAGATCCTAGCCTAAAAAATATTCTTAGAGATATTTGATTGGCAAAATCTCCAGAAGAAAAAAGTAGAATTACAAAGAAAGGTTGAGCCAACCATCCTGAAAATATCAAAGAACGAATTAAATTAAATAAAGAATTAAATTTAGCAAAAAAAATGAGAGCTGGGCTTAAGAAAAAATATCCTAATGGAAGAACGGATTTACAAAATGAAAACAGTGTTAATTGAATAGAACGCCCAGGATTTGAAGAGCTAGTTGATTTTATAATTAATAATAAAAATAATTATGATTTATCCACAATTACAAAATTCGCAAAGGCCTTTGGTAAAGCTAAATACATTATTCAAGAAACTATTGAAGAGGCTGGGTATTCTTGTACTGAATTTATGAATTATTATTGAGGATTTACTAGGGGTAGACCAAATAATATAAAATTAGATGATTTTATTGAATTATCATCAAGATATAAAGATGAACACGATTTTTATAATCAAGTAAATATTAGTAGGAAAGGATTAAAATCTATTTTAAACAACCATAATCTAACCGAACAAACTTGAAAAACTCAATATTTAGGAACTAATTATAATCATAAAGTACAATCAGTAGAATGATTAATAGAAAAAATAGATACTTATAATATGGAAGTCGATAATGAAAATCATAATTTTTTATTAGATAACGGAATAGTAATAAAAAATTCGACACTTGCGGCTGAGGATCTTAGATTCGCTAGAACTATAGAACGAGTACAGAGAATTATAATATCCGAATTATATAAAGTAGGCATTGTTCATTTATATGCACAAGGCTATAGAAACGAAGATTTAGTAGATTTTAAATTAGAATTAACCAGCCCATCCGTTGTATATGAAGAAGAAAAAATTGCATTGTGGGACGCTAAAATTTCTTTAGCGGCTAATATTAGAGATGTTAATTTATTAAGTACAGATTGAATATACACAGAATTATTTAAATTATCTAAAGAAGATGCCGATAATGAACGTGAAAATTTATTAAATGATGCATTTTTTGAATATAGACTATCTAAAATATTAGATGAAGGCGAGGATCCAATACCTAGGTATGATAATAAAATCGGGTCGGAGGGCGCCGAAAAGATTAATTATGATGATGAATCCGAAGTCGAAGATGAAGAAGATAATAATGAAGCTGATAATACCCCGCGTGGTAGTACTGAAGTAGGAAATCAAGCTGAATTTAATGATTCCGAAATTCAATCGAATTCTCCGCTTGAAACAGGCCAATCTGCACCGAGTACAGGCGCCGTTGAGGGCGGTGGACAAATTATGGCCGGAGAAAGCGTAGATCGGTCAAAACGTAAAAAAAATAAATCTAAAAAGAAGGATGATGATAAGTTGGGTTTAAAGGATTTAAAAAAGAGCCTATCTGTTAGTAAGTCCGATATAAAACATAGATATAAGGGCGGTAGTCCGTTATCTATAAAGGATTATAAACTGTTAGATAAGTGATTGATGAAACATTCATCAGGACAAAATAAGGATATTTTAAACGGATAAATTTAATCAAAAAAATATTTATTTAAATATTTATATATAAATAGGCATATTGCCCGGGAGAATAATTATGAAAAATAAAATAACTGCTATGAGAACTTTATTAAATGAATGAAAGGCTTGTGATATTTCTGATATAGAGCAGAAAGATACAAATATTGAAAAGCCTTTAACTGAATCTATTGAAGATAAACTAGTATTAACAATACGTATTAAGGCTGAGACGGCCTATGATATGGATGAAGCTAAGAACGCAGTTGAAACTCATATAACTGAAATGATAGATGAGCTTTTTGAAGGAATGGAAATAAATGCTGAAACTGTATAATGTTATTTGGCTTATTGGGTTATAAATTAATAATAGTTGGAGAATAACTATGCGAAAAATAAAGCATTTAAAAACTAGAAATACTGGGTTTTTATACGAAGTGCTATTAAAACAATTTACTATAGATGTATTAAATAATGTTGAGAACCCTAAATCTTTATATTTAATAAAAAAATATTATAGCTCTAATAAACCATTATTTGAAGAACTGTCATTATATAATGCTTTGATGTCGGCTAAAAGATTAGAACGGAATAAATCAGATGCATTAATAGATGAAGTATTAAAGTCTAGAATTAAATTAAACGAACAGAATTTAATTAAAAATAAATATAATTTAGTTCGAGAATTAAAGGAAAATTATAATATAGATAGCCTATTTACTACAAAGGTTAATAATTATAAGTTAATAGCTTCTATATATGTATTATTTGAATCTGTCTTAAGTAAAGAAGGCATATTCAATCCATCAACAGTTGTAAATAGTAGATTTACAATAATTGAACACATCACTAGTGCCAATACCGCAAATGATATAATTGAGGAACATCAAGATATTATATCTAAATTTAAAGAACAGAATAAAATTGTCAAAACATTAACTCTACAGAATATTATTAAAAAATTCAATAAAAAATATGAAGGCTTAACTATTCCACAAAAAAAATTATTGAGAACGTATATTAGTAGTATTTCTAGCGGTGCATTACTAGAGAGTTATTTAGTTGCCGAAGTTCCAAAGGTAAAGATCGAATTAGAAAGTTTAAAAATAGATGACAAAGTTTTAAAAATAAAGATAAACGAAATTTCAAATAGACTGGTGCGGTTATTAGATAATACCTCTAATAAATATAACAGAGTATTGCAATTAATGAAAATATATGAAATTATAGAAGAGGTAAAGAATTGTAATATTGACACTAGAGAAGAAATATTAGATTAGGAATGTAATATGCGTGTTCAAACTATAAATGAAATTATTACTAAGTCATTAAATGAAACTACTATGACTGGGTCCGGCGAATGTTACATGACTCCATATGCGTTTTCTAAAGGCGGTCCTAACAAAAGATTAACTAAATTGATGAAAACGATGGACATGGAATACGCCAGAAATGATCAGAAGGTATATAAGAATTTATGAAATTTTAAACCGCCTACTAAAATAAACGAATCATTAGAGCCGGCTGATTATAATAAAATTAAATCATTAATTAGAGGTGAAGTAGCGTTGCTATTTTATGATCTATTTAAAAAACGAGCAGTATGGGTGAAATAAAAAAATGAAAATAACTAAACGTACCTTGAATAAATTAATAGAATCTGTTGTTGATAGAAAGTTAAATGAAAATTATTATGTTGATCAATTAAATACTATAGATTTAAATGATCCATCTGGGCATCATATTAAAATAACTAACGGTAGTACTGGTAAAGGAACTAAATGATTTACATTAAATTATGACTCTGCATTAGAATTAAGAGATTGATTAGATAATAATTTTATAAATAAATAATTTTCTTATCGGAGAATATAAATGAAAGAAACTGATTATAATAAATTGTTACAAAAGGCTTTGAAGAAATTTAAGGTTGAATCGTTTTATGATTTGAGTTCATATAAAGATCCAACTAAACTAGTTGAATTTATTAGATATTTGGATGATTTATTAACTTCTGATATTGATGATCAAGACACTCCAGTGTATAATAAGAAAAATCCGGATTTACATCATACTATAGATTTAAGTACGGGTAAATTACCAACATCAATAACAAAAGGATCAAAATTAAAAAAAATACCTAAGAAACTAGAATCGGGCGCCGTAGTCAATGAAAGTATTTTAAATGAAGATAAATTAGTGTATGGTATAGAATATAAGATTTCTAATAATAATAAATGAAAACCTACATCCTTTAAGCGCGTGATTACGGATTATAATTTAAAATCTAAAACTACTAATGACGTGCAACGATTAGCATCCGAATTAAAGGTTAGAGGTAATTGAGATGATGTTAGAATTACTTTAAATGGAACTCCTATTGATGAATTAAATGAGTATCCGTATGTTTGAGAAACCAAAACAAATAGATATAGATATAAAATTAAGGGTTTAGTAGAGAATTTAATAACTATCAAGACTCTAAACGAGCAATTTTTAAGGAAATAATTATGACTAAAGACGAAATAAAAAAATATGAAACTCTATATTTTTTAGGCAAGGACACGTCGGGTAATAGATTCGACGACTATGAAGAATTTGTTAAGAAAGAATTTTCAGGTTGAATACCTCCTCACGTAGATGATGCACTAGAAAAAGCCAATACCGTAGATGAATTTTTACATATGCTTGAGGTTTTAGACATAACTGAAGGGTCGGAGCCTATAAAAAAATATGATGGAGTAGTTAAAAATATTCCGTATACTAAAGCCATATCCGTATTAAATCGTTATTATAAAAAATTAGATGATCATGCCATTTTAAAAACTAATAGTCCTGATCATATTTATATTAGGGTTGAAGGTGCCAAGAATGTCTTAGATGAATTTTTTAAAGAATTAAAGGCAATTCAAGATGAAACCGTGGCGAAATTAACTGAAGATATAAACAAAGACTTTATTGCTCCTGGCGATTCTGTTATAGTTAATGCTGGAAAATATAAAGACGCAAAAGGTACAGTAAAAAGATATACTAAAGATGTAAATGCCTATGACGTGGATATTGATGGTAAATTAGCTACTATTTTTCCCAACGACATACGGCTAGCAGAAAGTTTACAGTACGGACATCTAGGAAACGGAATAGTTGTTTGGGATAATTCTATAGCCGATCCGGATACAAAGGATTATAAAAAAATAGCACATATAGATGGTAATCGTAAAGTTAAATATTATGTTGACGTTACCCCAGATCAAAAAAGAGAAATAGAGTATTTTGCTAAGACTTCAAATCCAACTATATCTGCTACGCAAAATGATCCTGTATTTAATGAACAATTAAATGAGGCCATAAATATCCCCAAATTAATAGCAGATTATAATAATTTTAGTGATATATATAGTAAGAAGAAATATAGTACTAGTGATTGAAAAGTTGCAATGGCTGATAAATATGTAACTGAATTAGAAACTATGTTTAAAACATACAATAACGAAATTGTAGATCTTGCAACAGACGCAATGTTTTATAATAAACCTATTACCGAAGATAAAATCAATAAATTACAGACTTATTTAGATACTACATACAAATCTAAGGCTAATAATGTAGAATTTGCACTTAGAAAGATATTAGACTCGTCTACAAGAATATTAGATTCAATTCCATTAGAAGATACAGATAAGCTAAAGTTCCGTAGTCATACCAACCATAATCCAGATGTCGATATTTTAGAATATATGGTTACCCCAGATACATCAGTTTCATATGGCGAATATGTAACTAATACTAATAAACATGTTATTGGTGATTCGTTTATGGAATTTTATACGGGACCTAATTATCATCCTACTAAAAATAATTCAAATAAAAAGAGCTATTCTAGATACTGGGATTCTACAAATATTCCAAAGAAATATAAACCACTTTGAAATAAATTAAAAAAAATATATGTTAAAAAATATAAGGGGTAATTAAGATATGAATATTAAAACTAAAAAAGATTTGAAACAACTAATAGAAACTATTATTAATAAAAGAATGCATGAGACTGCGAGCCGGTCTGCTATTAACCGGATGTCAGGTTTAGTTACCATTAAATACTTACAGGACTATAAACGGGCAATTAAAGAAATAAGATCTGATTTAGAAGCGGAAGAATTTGAAAAAACCGATATAGACGAATTCTTAAAATATATATTAGACACTACAATTTAATATAGGAGATATTTAAAGTGTTAGATAATAGAAAATTACTTCAAGATGTGATGCCGTTTCAATTATCGCCAAAAACAATAAAGGAATCCGTCGAACAGCACAGTGGAAGACTTATAGTCGAAGGCCCAATTCAGAAGGCAGATACATTAAATGAAAATCGTCGTAAGTATCCCAAGCATATATTAGAACGAGAGGCAACTAATTATTATAATAAATATATTAAGGATCATAGAGCAACTGGTGAATTAGATCATCCAGAAAGTTCTATTGTTAATTTAAAAAATGTATCGCATAATATAATCGATCTTTGGTGAGATGGTAATGTTTTGATGGGTAAAATAGAAATATTACCAACTCCTATGGGCAATATTTTAAAACAATTATTACAAGCCGGAATTAAAGTCGGCATTTCTAGTAGGGGTTTAGGATCAGTAAATGATGTTGATGGAATTGATGAAGTAGCAGACGATTATGAAATAATTTGTTGGGATTTTGTAAGTACTCCAAGCACACCCGG